TTATTTAATCACGCCGATTGCTTTTGCAGTTTCTTCAAAAGTTTCGTGACCTTTCAGAACTAATTTGATATACTCTCTCGCATCTTCTTCGTTTTCGAAAAAGATACTTTCAACATAACTTTCTCCTTGTTGATCTATTTGAAGCCATTTATCTTCTAGCAATTCAACATTATCTTGAGTAACTTTATCACTGAAAGGAACCTCTTCGGTTCTGTACATTCCCACTTCATAATACGTGTTGCCATTGTCATGTTCCACTTCATTCAACAAAACATAGTCAATGTTGTAACGACCGTTATTGTCGTTCTCAATGTCAGTAAAGAATTGTCCTAAACTGTCAATTAATACTATGTTATTTTGGTCTTTAATTTCGATTGATTTATTCATTACTTCCAACCCCTTTTGATAATTATATAATTTTTCAGCGCTGTTCAAACTTAGATTTCCTATTTCTTTCTTGGCATTACGCAACTTACTAATCACTGCTTGCGATACTCCAGTCGCTAATGCAATACTGTTGCTGGATAAGTTACTTGCTAACAATCGTTGTATTGTCTCTCTCATATTAAGCTACCTCCGCTATTTTTTTACGTAGTGTGCTAGATTTCATGTTGCTTCTGATGCCCTTAATTCCTAGGGCTTTAGCTTTTTTTACTAATTCGAAATGATTGTCCATAGCTTTAACCATTTCGTTCTCAACTGTAATTGTGGCTTGTGTGTAATCAACCACGTTTACAGTTTTTAAAACTGATTTTGGAGTCCAAAAGTCGAAAGCACCAAACTTACCATCAGCATGGATAAGCAATGCTTTTTCAGTTTCTCTTTTTACAGATAAAACTGATTTTTCGACAACATACACATTACCTACATTTTTACGTACAATCCATGCAGGTATTTCAATTTCAGCTTCTGCTAAAACGATACCTTTGTATGCCATTTTTAGTGATTCTGCAAAGTAGTCTTTACAGCTTCCACCAAATTTGCTTGCTCCGTTTTTTGCGATTTCCCACGCCGTTTTAAATAAGTTTGATTTATTCATTGTTTTGTCCTCCTTTGATTACCTTATGTCTATATTATATTATGACATTCGTCATAAGTCAACACTTTTTATGACATTTGTCATAATTAATTTTTAGGCATAAAAAATACCACACCGATTAGGGTGTGGTGGGTAACACAATTTAAACATTCAAATACGTATTCAATACTTGCAACACGTTAAAAGAATTTCATTTATAAAAACACTTAAATTAATAGGTATTATGGTATTGTTATTTTATGAAAGTAATAACTCGTTTTCATAGATTAATGATATGTTTGCGTTGTATTTTTTAGAAAGATAGCTTAAAAATTCTTTAACCTCCGCCATATCGTCTTCTAAAATCAATATTAAATTTGCATCATTCTCTGAAGCATACAATATATATGATCTCGCGTTATGAATTGATGCCTTGCTGTTATTTATAAACTTATATAAATATTGTTTTCCATCTTTAACACCTAAAAAATCTGATGTCATTTTATCTAAAACATTTGAACCATTGACAACTTTTCTTAAATAAATTTTATCATATTTGCTTTTTAGATAAGATTGTACATAATGTCTTCTGTCGTTATCTTTTAGTCTACGCTTTTTTTCTAACCCTAGATGCAGGATGTATTTATACGTTTTCTCAACAAATTCTTTAGCTTCACTTATAGTAGAAAAAATTTTAGTTTCTACTTGCTCAAATTTAAAATTATTGACGAATTTTTTAGTATAATTTTCTATCGAACCGTTATACGTTAAAAATTCATTTTCTACACCTTCAAGAAAGAAGTTTATGATTTCTAAATCTTCAATTTCATCGTCAAAACTTACAAGCTTACTTTTTTTATCAATCACATACATCATATTTTCTAAATAGTAATCGCCCTCTACTTGAAACGCCGTTCCAACCGCCATATTACTCTTTAAATATATGTCTGGATAGTAACTTAAAATAGAATATTTTACAGTATACATAAACTTCACTCCTCTCCAATGTATTCTTTAATTTTTTCTACTGCATAACTAAAATTATTCTTCATATAATCAAAGAAATCAAAAAGCAACTCATATTCTTCTTTAGAAATCTGAGATCTAATAGCTTTGGGGATGTTATCTATTATTTCTTTTTCATTAAGCTTTTTTATTTTTTCTATGAATATTTTACCACAATTATCTATTAGCTCGTTTGTAAACACTTTGTTTTCAATCAAATACTGATAGTAACCGTATGTAAAAATATCATGTAATATGTAATCTATAGAGTATTCTTTATTTTTCAGCTCATTGTTCCAAATGCACCCTCCAGGTAAGATGTGAGTATAGTCTATTGGATATAATTTGATAGGCATAGATATTAAAATATTCCCCTGATTCCTGTCAGTATTATATATGAAAGCGTCAAATAATAATAAATTTATTATTTCTTCCGAAGGAATTTTATTCAACATTTTGGGAGAAGTAATAGGAAGTGCTTTTTCAATTGACTCAGTGTATGTAAAATACGTTTTGTTAATATACGTTGCACCGTTTTTTACGATGGTTGTTGAAGAATCATAGATAGCTATTCCATAATCAGGGTGGCGAATACCGAAGTGTTCAGCCATACCGTATCCTAGTAGCTCATTAAACAAAGAAATAAAACCTTCGTCATTATATATATACTTTGCTATAACTCTACAATCAGATAAGTAACCTCTAACTGGTTCAGTAACCCCATTTCCCACATATTCAGATATCTCTTGTAAGACCTCCAAATAAACTCCTCCCCTTGATTTACTTTCTAATAAATTCTAGGGTTTATTTAACAATAAGTCAACATAAAAAATAACCACCCATTAACTAGTATAGGTGGTGGTAAATAAAGCCGGATTGGTTACCGGTAATCTATATGTATTATAACATAAAAAAGAGGACTACCCATATAGGATAGCCCCTCTTTACGCCTTGCTAAATCTACCATAATAGTCAACACGATTTCCTTTTGCATCAGCTTTACCTGTTGCAATATAGCGTCTGCCATTATTTGATACATAAGTAATCCAACGATAGCCATTAAAAACATAAGCCCCGTCATAAGTGATGCTTTGTCCGTTTGCCAACACACCTGTTATTTCTGATGATAAAGAGTAACCTTTACGTACATTGTTACCTTTTATCGTTGTTGGTGTGTATACGCCTTTTTCTTTTTTGTAAGGGACGCCGTTTTTATCCAACTTATATCCTGTTGGTACGGGTGGTTTTTTATCTTGCTTTGGTTTAGCTTTTTTAGCTCCTCCTGCTGTACCGCCTATTGGCTTACCATGTATAGCCCCTGCAATATCTTTGGCATATTTATCGTAATTCTTTTTAATGTAATCCATGTCTTTACCACTTGTAATAAAACCTAGTTCAGCCAGTCTGTAATTGACGTTAATTTGGGCTGATACATTTACATTCAAAAGGTCGTTACGTGGTGTCACACCTCTGATTTGCCCCACATTAGACTTAATAACAGACTGTATTTTATTGTCTATACTATCAGCTTTAAATTGACTTGATATGATAACATGTCCACCACTTGCTTGTGGTCCTGCTGCGTCTAAATGGAACTCTACAATTGCATCTGGCTTTTGATTATTTTTTAACCAATACAAACCATAGTCCTTATAATTACCTACACTTTGCCCGTATGCAGTATCTTGATACATATCTTGATTCATTGTAGAACCGCCATATAAGTACACATCATGGTTTGCAGTACGTAAATGTTTGGCAATATTTGGCACAATATTCTTGCGTATAAAATCACGCTCGTTAGTGCCATTACCAACAGCACCCGGGTCATTATATCCATGACCTGCAACAAGTGCTATCTTCATCTTTTTAGTTTCATTTGATTTAGAAGGCAGTACCGATGCTACTATATTTTTGACTGATTTTTTAGATGCATAATGTAATCTAATAAAGTACATTGGGTTATCGTAATAATGCCATCTACGTGTTGCCGCCTCCCAACCGGGTCTGTTGTTTACCCAACCACCCTCTAACCAGTTTTGCTCGATGACTTCGAAAGACTGTAATGTAGCTTGATTAACCACAGCAGTGTGACCACAACCGCCACCATATCTACCATTAAAAATAACAATATCGCCTTTTTGTGGTAGGAAGTGTTCTGTGTTTTCATAAACTGTCGCGATTGGTGCAAGTGTTGCTTTATTATCTGTGTGGATATTTTTTGCAAACATACCGTATAAGACTTTGCCTGTCATATAGTTAAAATAAGCATTGGTATAATCATAGCATTGGTACCCGTATGCTTTATCAAAATCAAATTGTTTGCCGACTGAATTATCTAACCATTTTACTGCCTCATCATAAGTTCTCATCAATAGCCACTTCCTTAAATGTTATGATCTTGATTTGTAGGTTCAACAACAGTTTTTGTCGGCGCCTGTCCTGTTGCTTTAATATATTTCTTTTCAGCTTTGTATTTTTTTAACTTTTGATTTGCCCACTTGCCTTCCCTAGATACGGGATTATCTTTATACCATGTCCATAGCGCTGCACCTGTTAAGATAAGTGTGTTGATGTCATCTTCTGTGGTCGGAAGTGGTGACATATTATGATTAGCTAGCCATTGATTAATTAAAGCTAAAAGTAAAACAGCCGTTCTTAAAATCATATTTTTATCCATATTGTTATCTCCTTTTAATCAAAATAAAAAAGCCGACACATGAGTGCCGACTTAATCTACTGTAGTTATCGTTTACATCTGCCAAACCAAAAACAACTCCAAAAACTGTACGCAAATTTCATAAGAATCACCTCCTTTAAATGCCAAATAAAGTGCGCAATATTGCAACGACTAAAGTACCAACAATAGTACCGACTAAACCTAACACCCACATTTTTATCTCACGGATATTTTTGCGGTTGGTCTCTTTGTTTTCCTTATCAATCTCTCGTTCACGATTGATAGAATTTAAAGTAAAGTCCATTTTCTGATTGATTAAGTTTTGGCCGTGTTGCGCATCTTTAATTTGTTCTAAAGATTCAAAAATTTTTTTGTCGTTCTCCTCTAACCTCTCAATACGTCTCTCTGTCTCTTTTTGATAAGATTCCAAATTACTCACCTACATTTGCTTTTTATACCTCTTCTTCTTCTTTGTTGTACGGTTCGCCTTTTTCATCAAAACTGTTACGTGTAATATCCTGCTTAACATAGTACGTTTTAGTACCGTTGTTAAAGATGCTAGCAAGCATGTTTTGCATACTACATACTTTTTTAACCTGTTCCTCATCTTTAAATTTGTATGCGCTATTTGGTGACGCACCACGTACAAAGCTGTTTGAATAATTTTGCATTAAGCAACTTTCTTCTCCTCTTTCATTGACCTCAACTAAATAAAATTCTGTAATTTGTTCCATGATAATTCCTCCTAAATTTTTTTATTTATAATAAAAACGCCTAACGTTTATTCGTTAGACGTTTTACTATCGTTATTTAATCTTTCTCGTGTTTCAAAATTCGCAATTTCTAAATTGAGTTGTGCATTTTTGTTTAATAACGTTTGTAACAAAGCATTCAAGTATTTGACCTCTTGAACAAGTTGTTCTTTCGTCATATTTTCTAATTCATTCATTTGACCATCTCCAATATTACGTCTATTTTTTCTTTCAACTCATCAATTTGTTTCTTCAATTCTTCATTTTCGTTTGCTAATTCTTGGGTGGCTTTTATATTCCACCACAATACCTCGTTACCATCAAAACCATCAGAGTTTCGCCATTCCACCGGAAATTTGTCTAAGTTACTGTTCTCTCTCAAAACAATGCCGTGATGTATTCTAGTGTAATCTGTACCTGCTTCAGAATTTACCTTATAAGCGTATAGTTGTAGATCATTTCTAAACAACTCCAAAACATTGTAATCCCACTTTTGAATATCATACTTATATTTTTCATGTGACATCGCATTCCATGAATTAAAGCGGATATTTTTATATTCTGGGTTACCGCCGTTATAACCTGCTTTACTTACTACTCTTAATTCTGAGTGACACATTGCATAGATGTTTGTATCAGCAGCTTCGATATTTCCTATAACTTTTTCTCCACTAAAATATTGAGCATACATTGGTACACGATTATTACCATTTGTATCTAGGGCAAATACTTTGTTACCCTTTAGCAAAACTTCACCAAAACTAGAAGATAAACTTAAGCTACGATTATTTGATAAAATTCCAACGTGAGCTTGTTCAACACCGTCAGATGATTGGATTGCCATATAGCTACCGCCTGAACCAACAGTTGATGTGTAGGGAGTAGTTCTTTTTAATATTAAGTTCTGACCATCTTTGTTAATTTCTAATCCGCTATCAACTGTTCTGATATAAAAACGCTTATTTGCATTTAAATAAAGGCCGTATTCTGATTCGATGGTAAGTTGTTGCCCTGAGTAAATGTGCATACCTTGACCATATACATCACTGTTATAGTTTTCATCAGCAAAAAAGTCTATAAAACGTGCGCCGTTTTTATCTGGAGATAAGCTGTGTATTTCTCTTTGGGTCGTAACAGTTTTATCCGTCAATGATAACCAGCGCGTAATATTTGTGAGCTTCCTTCCGCCAAATTGTTTTGATATAAGACCTGAACGATACACGCCATTCCACGATTCAGTGTATGCTTCATAAGTGACGTTTCCTTGCGGAAAAGTACGTGTGAAAGAGCCAGTGGATCTGATTTTACCTCCACTTAAAACTGTGGACTCACCATTACTTGTCCCGCTAACTGTTGCTCTATTTAAATCCACATCAACAGCTTTTAAATAGTTGATTGTGGCTTGTTTGCTAAAAAGTTTATCTATATAAGCATCTTTAATTGTAGTTCTACCGTTTTGTACAACAACATCGCCATCATTTATTTGGAATTTACTACTATTTATCAAGACCCCGCTAGGCCCTACATTCAACGATTGCGCTGTACCATTATCATCAAAACGGATTGTTGCACCTGTGGTCACGTTCTGCACGATTTCGGACATAACACGAGAGAGAGTGCGGTTGGTTGCATTGAATTCATTCTTAGTCGTACGTAACGCAATCTCTCTACCATTTTGAGATATGCGTGAATCGTATTGTGTAAGAATTTGGTCACGTTCTCTATTTGCATTTCTGATTTGCCCATCTGTATATGAATTAGATAAGCGTTGTGCCTCGTTTGCTTTATCCTCAGCATGTCGTTTAGCTTCTGCTAACTTTTGCTTTGCCTCGTTAATCGCACGCTGTTCCTCTACTGATATTTGACCGTCAACATAAGCCTGTGATTCTTGTTGCTTGAGTGCATCTTGTGCATTGATATACTGCCTTAACGACTCTTGTGCCTCTTCGTTCGCTTGTGCGATACCCTCACGGATACCAGGTGCATTGGCAACGTCTTTTAGTTGTTCATCTGCATATTCTTTCGCCTCTTGTATACCTGCTTGATACTGGCGTATAGAAACGGTATCGTTGATTTGATTAGCCAACGTTTCTCGTTTTGATTCTTCTGCCTCTAAACGTTTTACAAGTCCGCTAATTGTGGTTTCGTAAATTTGTTGGGTTACCTGTTGCGTAATTTTATTCGGTAACAATTCGATGTTTGCGTTTTGTTGTAATACATCGTTTTTGATAGGTTGTAGTTTTTCGTCTAATGTTTGAGCAACTTCCGATTTATCTGCTTTGAGGTTGATTCTATCTTCAAAAGCACTGATTTTTGCTGTGCTTTGTATTACTTTGTTGGTGATATACTTATAACTTTCATCTAAATCGTTAACATTAGGTTTTTGTGGAGATGCTTCATCTCCTTTTTCAAGTTGGAAATCTTTTACTGAAATCGCACCGATACTTGAACCTGTACCAACAATTCCTGCCCATTCAATTCCTGAATCTCCTGTATCTATGGATAAATTTAAAGTGATACCCTTAGATGAATCTTCGCTTTCAGGTATAAATGTAATAGATTTTCGTTGCCACTCATTGCTAGGTATTTCTAATTTTGCAGGGTGCAATTTATTACCGTCATTTAGAGTGTTAACAACAACGAACGGTGTATCAACTTTAATAGTAAAACTGAATGTGTAAGGCTTTCCTACTTCCCATTTATAGTAATCGAGTGCACCAAAATTAATCTCAGTTTTATAATTATATCTAATAGACTTTTCGGGCTCATTGGTAATTGATGTAGCCTTGTAGTAGTCAGCTTCTTTAAAAACTAAAGGATTAGAGTATCGATAGATATTACCGCTACCGTTGTTGTACTCTTTGATTTTTTTATCTATCGTTAATTCCATACCGTTCTCGTAATTTTTCACTTCTTTTTGAATAGATTCGATTCTGTCGTTAATCGGTTCCAATGATTCAATTAACTTTAATCTCATCTGTTCTAAATCATCTTTATTTGGAATGTCACTCGTCAATTGTTTAGTATCGGGGTCCCAGTGTCCGTTAGGTAGAACGTTAGCAATCTCGGTCATTGCGTCGTTAAACTTTTCATCTGTGTATTGTGACTGCAGTAACTTAAAGCGTTTTTCGATAGCAAGTTTTGCTTTTTCCACAGAATTATATAAGTCCTGTAACTTCTGACGATACGTTAAAAACAACGCTTGTGTATCAATGAGTTTACCGATTGTTGCGGTATCTTCGGTCATACTTTCTAAATTCGATTTAATGTTGTTGTATATTTCGATCGTGGCATCTAATTTAGTGTTAACTTCACTTTTTAAATCTTCGTCGACTAGGTACTCGCTTGATAGTATCTCGTACATCTCTTTCAATAATTTAGAGTGTTGTATGGATAGATTAATAAACGTGTTTTTCAACTCACTAAATAACGCTTTCTCACGTGTGATTCCGCCAATTTTTTCAACGTCATCCACAGATGCGAGTATCCATTGACCGTTCCAGTAACGTTTTAATACGGGGACGTCAGGATTACTAATATCTAACCACAGCGTGTCGTTAACCGGGTTTTCAGGTGGCGTTGCACTTTTTATAATCTTTCTTTCAAAATATTCTAGTTGTCCGTCCACACTATCTTTTACAATCGTATTAATATTACTAATACTATCGTTCAATTTACTTCTGATGTCGTCGAGTTTTTTCGTGAACTCATCACGTAAATCTTTTTCTCGGTACTCTACATACTCTCCAAAACCATAGACGACATCTTGCGCGATCATATCGTATTCTTCTGAAATGACTTCTGCTTCAACATACAGTGCAGGTGTAAAATCACGGTTTTTAATACGAACCATATCGCCGAGATTAACAACTTCATGGCTATAAGCTTTTTGTATATCTAACGCTGTTACTTCATAACTGATAGCCTCTTTTTTACGTTTGTTGAGTTCTGTTGTCCCCAACGTACGCAAACGTTTTTCGTCCATGTTCTCATCTTCGGTTTCCGGTTCATATATCCCCCAGTTATATCTGCCAGGCAAACCAATGCGTGCTTGGGCATCGTCATCTTTAACGATGAGCTCTATACGTTTACCACCCTCTTTTTCGGGACCAACACACAGTAACGCGGTTTTAACTTCCGAATAATCCACAGTACGTTTTAAACCTGTTAAATCTTTGCCATATGTGATTTCTTTTCCGTTAAATAACGGTTGGCGTTTACGTAACATTACATAACGTTTTTCAACACTGTTGCTACCAATTTCGATATAAAAATCGACCATCATCTTATATGATGTACATAACTGTAACAACACCTCATAACGCGTTTGATAAGATGTCCATGATGTAGTGTGTACCCCGCCATATTCTGTTTGGTCTGATACCGACCAACCCGTATCTTTTAACACGTCAGATAGTGCTTGTCTCGTTGTCATCTTCTCGAATTTATGTGGTGCATAGGGTTTAGCCTTTGCAATATCTTCTAGGTATGACGCCACTGTTTCGATTTCAGTATATCCATCGATATCTTGAGAGATGTGGTCGATGATAAACTCTCTATACTGCCCGTTTTTATCCTGTATGATAATGCGGTTACGTTCCTGCATGTTTATCGTACGTTCGGATAAAATTGTAAAATCAAAAGTTTCTGTCCGATCGTTAATGTTTCTATGATGTACCGCTTTGACTAACGCGTTATCATCTCTAGATATATAATCAATGATTTCACCTTTAAAATTCATTACATGTATCAAGATTTAACCTCCTTTCTACAAGTATCTGTCTTGCCATTTTACTGTGGTATCAAAAATGCCAGTAGGATAGATAATTAATTCGGTATGTCCTCTATCGACAGTAAAAAAGTCACTACCGAATGTCTTTTCTGAAAGCATAGGTTCTTCGTTGATAAAAACGTTTTTATTTGCCATATCGATACTGATTAAATCGCCTTTTTTAATAATCATATCCCTAGCCCCAACGGGTTTAGGTAATTTTTCAAAAAGATAAATACCTAGAGCGTGCATTTTCATCATTTTGTTTGATTTAGTATTTTTAGCCTCGTAAACAGAAATCGAACTTACTGGTCGTTGATAAAAATTACCCTTATCTTGGTATGTTTTATTTACAATTTGCAGAGGTTTTGTTCTATTGGGGTCTTTTTCGTGATTAAATAACCATGTTTTCAATCTAAAAGTATCACCAATACGTTCTAAACTCATATATATAATTAAAGTATCTATTTTATTAACCATAGGTACATTACTGGCTTCTAAAATTTTTACTTCATCTCCACTTTGGCTAAACAAGTTGACTATAAACTTTCCATTTGGTGCTCCTCCAGAAGAATTTATATAGCCTAATGTAGCTAATAGGCGATTATCAGTATCATAAATGTGATAAGCAATTTTTCCTGAACCTTTACTTTTTTGATAAACAATACCTTTTACTGTAACTTTGAAATCTTTTAAAGCTTTTGAAAAACCACGTTTGTACTGAGCGCCTATCCACCCATTTCCTTCAGGGAAATTATTGATTTCAAAGCCCTCTTTATTTTTTTCTAATTTAAAACTTCCGCCGACTGTACCGCCAAATATCGTATCTTGAACTTGTCCGCTTGTAACTTTTGTCCAGCCAGCAAAACTTTTGAACTCATCACTTAAAATACTTGGCGAGTAGTCTTTCAACTCTTTGTTAACATCATCATCGCCAATCATAAAGTAATCTTCATCTTTTTTCGTAATCATATAATAGTTTGCGTTATTTAAAGATCTAGCCTCCACAAGTATGGGTGTGTCTGCTGTACCGCTATTAACTAAACTTACTTGATCACTGATAGCTGTGTTTTTACTACCGTCAATCGCATATTTGTATGGGTCTGTTAAAACGACTTTTACAGTAACCACATTAATACTGTTCTCGGTTTTGCTATTCACTTCTAATGGGCCTTCAAAGTAAGCATTCCAGTACCATTTTTTTGATTTCAGTTGCAACTTAACGGGCTCATCATAATTAAAGAATTTAACTAACTCTTCTAAAATATAGTCGTGATTTTTAACGCCACCACTTGATAAAAAATCATTGTGGACGACTAAAGGTAAATCGAACCGATATTCGTTCAATCCTTTACGTTTAAAAACAGAACCTGGTCTACCTTCCACTTTCTCTGTACTTATTTCAAAATTAAAAGAGGGTATTTTAAACCCTCTTTGCACAAATAACCATGGAAGTGTTCTGCCGTTTACTATTACTGTATCGTTCATTAAATCAATGCACCTCCCGGTTTGAATCTTGATTTACGTGAATTGTTACGTTCACGTTTGTCCACTGTTGAATTGATAAAGTCACTCAATCCAAAGTTGTCGATAACTGGACTAAAATCTTTGTCAGCGATTGCATCATTACTGCCAACTAACTTGATAAGTAAACCTATCATTGTGTCTAACTTACTTTCTAATTTACTATTACGAGTATCATCGTTGCCGATACTACCACTGTTAAAGTTTTTAGGACGTTTGTTTTTGCTTATATCCTTACTTGCTAATGCCAATAATTTAGCTGCGTCACTAGCGCGCGACGGGTCAGTTGGAATAATCCATTCAGGGTAACCTTCTTCTCCCAAGTGATATAGTCCCTTGTGAACTAATCCACCTGTCGCATAAGCATAGTCTGCCGCACGTTTAAATGCTCCGTTAAAACCATAAATACCGCCGTATTTTCTAGCGATATTACGCATAGATGATAAAGCTTGGTGTAACGGATTATTAAAGTTGGTGTATCCTGGTTTTGCATAATAATCGAAAGTTGGTTTAATCATTTGGAATAAGCCTTTTGATGGTGTACCGCGTTGTGCGTTAATGTCCCAATTGTTTACTGCATCAGGTTGGTAATTGGACTCACGTTTTACAAGACGCATCATTTGGTCGTGTACATAACGTGTGTTGTACGAACCGCCTAATATACGTTGAGCTTGGCTAATTACACGGCTAGCGTATGCTGCGCCCGAACCTTTAGGGTAATGACCTCTTTTACCGCCACCGTTATTCTTTTTAAGCCAGTTTGTAGGGTCAAATGGTACACCATTTCTTTGCATTTCATAGTGCAGATGAAGTCCTGTGGAACTACCTGCACCTTGACCGTCCTCACTTGGATTACCACCAGATATTCCCAAATAACTACCTGGGTGCACTTTTTTTGAACCAGTAAAAGCAAGTTTATGCATGTGACCGTATATAGCTGTCAACGCACCGCTCGTGATTTTAACCATGTTACCAAAACCGCCGTTCCAGCCATACGACGCGTTGGCAATACCATTTAACGTACTATAAACTTTGTCGTGTTTATAGTTTATGTCTAATCCGTAGTGTGGACGTGCAAAAGGATAACCTTGCGCTCTTGCGGCAGCTGCACTTGGTGCGAACCCGAAGTTGATACCTTTAGATAAATCAATATAACCGCCATCTCCGCCTTGGTCCTCTAACCAACTCGTAAAAAGCTTAACAGTTGCATCTTTTAATTTTTTGAACATTGTTTTCATCATGTTATAAGGTAGTTCTGCACCTTTTAAAAAGTCAAAATTCACGCCGAAGCCGTCTAAAACTTTATTTAGAAGCTTGGCTGGTTTATCAATCCAATCTAAAACGTCACCGACCGATTTAGCTAACCAGTCCTTACCTTTAGCTGCAGTTGATAGTGCTTGGCTTACAAATGTTTTACCTGTGTCTAAGATTTTACCTTTAACAGCATTTACACCTCGATTAACATTACCTACAACTTTTTTAGAACTACCAATCACGTCGCCTACAACTTCGTCGCCATGCTTATGTTTTTTAGGTTTTTTACCATTGCCTAATAAATCAAACATTGTTCCTTTAGAGAATCTAGGTAATTTATTTACACCACTTAACATTGCATGTGTTTGCGCACCATTAAATACAGCCGAGCCTTTAGGTAAGAACGCTGTTGTATCTCTGTTAGGTGTGAGTGCCATCTTGCCGTTAGGATAACGTATCATCTCGTGTCTAAAGCCACCAGGACCGTTGCCGCGCCCCCTATCACCAACCGTAGCAAAAGTATCTCGGTTAATTTTACCGTTCGTAACATAATTTGTACTGTGCGTGTGTGTCGTACCTGTATGCAGTTTTAATTTCGGCAATTTATCCATGCCAATTTTGCCTGCAACCCAGTTAACACCATCAATTAATTTATTTAAACCTTTTTTAACTGCGTTAACCATACCAGTAATGTGGTTTTTAATACGCCCGATAATAGTTTTTAAACCGTTGGCCATATTATTAAAAGTACGACGTACCGCATTCCATAAACTTGATGCAATTCCAGTTACACTACGTTTAATAGAATTCCAAATATTGACTATTGTCGATTTAACACGATTAAATATACTGCGCGTTCCATTAAACAAATTAGTAAAAATACGTTTAACATTCGACCATAAACTTGATGCAATATTTACGACCCTATTTTTAAGACTCGACCACAAACTGATCAACCATGATTTTAAACGGTTAAATATGCTACGTGAGCCGTTGAATAAATTTGTGAATATACGTTTAACGTTAGACCATAAGACTGATGCATAATGTGTTACTGTATTTTTAATACTCCGCCATATATTAGACAACCAACTTCTTAAGCTATTAAAAATACTACGAGTAAATCTGTACAAGGCAGTAAATACACCTTTTATGTTGTTAAATAATCCTTTGGCGTGGCTGGTAATGACGTTTTTAATACTCCGCCAAATCGAGTTGACAAACTCTCTTAAAACAGTAAAGATACCTTTTGTAAAAGTAAGTATCCTTTTAAAAATAGTGCTGATTATCGACCATATAAATTTTAATGATGTTCCTATAATGCCTTTGACGCCATTAAAGGATTTGCTGATAATACCTTTAAAGAATCCGCCAAATATTTTAACGACTTTGAGTATTTTACCCATAAACCATAATTGAATAAGGTTCCAAATTAATACAACTGCGCCTTTAAATATCTGTTTGACACCTTCCCAAACTTTGCCCCATTGTCCTGTGAATACACCACTAAACACTTTGACAATGCCTAGTATGACATCTAAAGCGCCTTTAATAATACTTTTAATATTATCCCACGTATCTACAATCAACACTTTAATAAGTGGCCATGTAAATTTCATAATTTGCCATATCACTTTCATGGCAACCTTAATGGTTGGAACAATTACGCCATTAAAAATAGATTTTATTAAGTCGCCAAACTCTTTTAGATTAGGCCCTATTTGGTTTCGAGCTTCAATAAAAAAGCCTTTAAAAAACTCTCCTATGTTTTTGAACGCTTTGATAATATCGTCACCATTGTCTTTCCAAAAACGAGTGAGCTTGTTACCTATCTCTTGCGCAAAACTCCAAATCGCACCAAAAGCATCTATAAAAGCTTGTCTAATTTGAAGTAATGTTAATGCGACTTTCTTAGCACTTGCTTTAGGCATTATTTTAGAAAGTAAGTCAACAGTTGGTAGTGTATTACCAGACAGTAAACTTTTTAATGAATTAAATACCGATTGTGCAACGCTCCAAAGTTTTTTGAAACCATTTACAACTGGATTAATTACTTTGTTTACAATATTTCTAAAAGTCTCTGATTTTTTATAGGCTATCACAAACGCTGTACCAATTGCTGCAACTGCTGCAATAGCTAATCCAATTGGTCCTAACATAAACTTAAATGCAGTACCAACCAAAGTTAAACCTTTAGCTGCTAATGGTGCTTTTGTACCTAAAAAGCCCATTAAACCGCCTGCTAATTTGATGTCTAACATTAAAGGTCCTAATGTGCCTATAATACTACCAATTGATGCTGTAAACGCTCCCATCGTAAGTATTAACGGACCTAAAGCTGCAGCAAAAACACCAATACCCACAACAGCTGTCTTTGCCCAACCTGGCATGCTTGTAAATTTATCTGCTAAAGATGCAAGTAAATCTGCCGCTCTACGTATATGGGGTGCTAAAACATCGCCTATGCTTATAGCCATTGATTCAATAGCTGATTTCATTCGTCGAATAGAACCACCGATACCGCCTTCCATTTCTTTAGACATACGTTCGGATGCACCAGTTGAATTATCAATAGATTTAGTTAGTTTTTTGTAATCTTCGTCAGACGCGTTGATGACAGCAAGCGCACCACTCATTGCCTCTTTACCAAAAATGGTAGCAGCAGCACTTGCTTGTTGGTCTTTTGACAGTCCTTTAAACTTGCCACGTAATTGATCCATAACATCACGCATTGGTAGCATCTTACCGTTACTATCTGTGATAGATATGCCTAACTTTTCCATCTCGTTTTTCATCGCTTTTGTAGGTTTAGCAAGGTTAGTAAACATGGTACGTAATGCTGTACCTGCTTTTTCACCTTTAATCCCAGCGTTGGACATCAAACCAATAGCTATTGATGTATCCTCCACAGTGTAGCCTAAAGCGCCCGCCACTGGTGCTGCATATTTAAATGCTTCACCCATACCACGAACGTCTGTATTTGCTTTAGAACTTGTTTGTGCTAACACATCAGCAAAGTGACCGCTATCTTTTGCTTTTAATCCGAATGCTGTTAAGCTGTCAGTGACAATATCACTAACTGCGCCTAAATCTTCACCTGATGCTGCTGCTAATTGCATGACACCGTCGACACCGTTTAGCATGTCTTTGGTATCCCAACCTGCTACAGTTGTTGTTATCGTAAAGGCTCTTTATCCTCTACTTCTATATGTTTCCACATAGCTCAGACTATATCTTCACCCTCTGATTCGTAGGGTGGAATGCGCTCGTGGATATTTCTCCATATAAAAAAACGCCATACATATGACGTCTTTTACTTAGGTTACTTTATCTAGTCGTTACACCTTCTCAACATTTCTGATGAGCTTGGCACGGTATTAGTATATTTTGATTATAACGTTTTGAAATACGCGTATATCTTCTTTTCATTTTCTGTATCGTAAAAGTCAGTTTTTGGGTACCATTCATTAAAATTTTTAGCGCTCTTTTTAGAGTTACAATTTTGACATACAGGTAATATATTATCACTGGTATGACTACCACCTAAATGTATGGGTATAAAATGTTCCATTGTAGGTCTTTTTAATTCCTTGTTACAGTATGCACACTCTACAATACCTTTGTCGTTTTTGAAAAAATCCTTACATTTTTCCCACTCTTCATTTGAAAAGGTTCTTTCAACTTCGCTTAATTTCAGTCTTCTTCTGTGACAGGAATTGTTTTGGTGGAATTTATATCTTTCCAAGTTTTTCTTTTTCCACTCATTAGCTCTTTCGACATTTCTTTTTGAATTTTTAAGAGAGTATTGTTTGAAGTATTCTAAGCTTCTCTCCCTATTATTCTTGTAATACAATCTTTTTCTTTTTAAAACTTTTTCTCTATTACTTTCGGTATATTCCTTCATTTTTTTGTTGTGGCAATTTTTACACTCTTTATAAAAACCGCCATTTCCTCTTTTGTAAAATTCAGTAATAGGTTTCACAGTATTACAACAACTACACATTTGTTCTTTTTTAGATAGAGCTTCATTTGTTCGTTTTTCTTTATTTAATTTACTAGAATGGTACCATTCTCTATTTTTAGCGTTTACTTTTTCTTTATGTTTTTCTCTATACCTTTTGTTATATTTAGAAGCACATTTTTTGCAATAATTTTTATACCCATCTTTACTATTACGATTTTTAGAAAAATGCTCAAAACCTTTTTCTTCTTTACATGATATACATCTTTTCATACCGTCACCTCGACTAGTATCTATATATTAAGTATAACAAAATATATCCCAACTAGCCATCAAAACTTAACCTTTACCGTTTTCACATTCTATTTTTTGCTATCAATTACTTGATAACCGCCCTAGCAATTTAAGGCCATGTAATTCAAAGCTTCTGCTGATTGACTTGCACTAAATTTAGTTTTAGCCCCCATTTCCAATGCTTTATCACGAAGTTGTTGGAATTCTCCGCTTGTTGCACCTGATGTGGCTTTAACTTTACGCATAGAGTCGTCAAAGTCTATGCTTTTCTTTGCGGCAAGCCCGAACCCCGCTACAACCGGCGCGGTAACGTGTAGAGTCATTGATTTACCCACAGCTTGCATCTTTTTACCGATGTCTTGTAGTTTAGGTCCCCACTGACTAAATTTAGAACCGATTTTGCCCATAGTTGTGTTTAAAGCGCGTTGTTGCGTTTCTAAACGTTTCATTTCAGCTGTTGCTTCATTCAATTCACGTTCATATTTATTTAATTCGGCATATGCTTGGTTATACTTAGCGGCAGCCGCTTGTGTTTTTGCACTGTTTTCTCCCGTTTCTTCCGATAACTGATCGTAATTATTTTTTAACTCTCTAACTTTTTGAGCTTGTACTTGTTGGCGTTTGGTTAAACCGTCAACTCTTACCTTAGATTTCTCTAAAGAGTTGTCATAACGGCTAAATTTTGATAAGTTGGCGCTCATTTCCTTAGAAACAAGCCTCATTTGTCGATTTAAACCTGCAATACCTTTATTAAAGCCACTACCGTCTAAATCAACACGTATAACCATATTGCCAATAGGTCCTGCCATAGCGTAACCTCCTTTCTAGCCAAATATTTCTGCAAAACTTTTGGCTTTTTTCTTTGTCTCTACTTCAGATGCAACAATATTTAAAAAGAAGTGAATAGGCATGTTTGCGACTTTATCGGGGTCCATGCCTTCTTCAATCAACTTCTTTGCTAGTTTCATATAATTTTTATATTGTCCCTCTGGTGTAAGGTCTTCTGGGTCTATTTCGTTTTCTCGCTCACGAACTTTTTTGTTTCGTCCACATCTCCTGCGATGAGCGTGCCTAGAACTTCGGAAAGGGTCTCGAAGCCTTTCTCTCCACTTTCTAAACCTTTTTGTAATTCTTCTGATGTAAACTGATTACCGAACATTTCAGCAATAAAAGTCGTAATTTCTTCGATTGCATCAAACATTTCTATTGTTGCCTTCTCTTGTTCTAACAATTTGTCGTTGTATTCCGCTTTTTCTGTTTCTGATAAACTTACGTATTCTTCTTCCGTCAACTCTTTAAAATCAGAATCTGCGTAAAGGTTTTGCATTTTTTTTGCTAATTTAGTCCCTTGAATTGTGTCGAATAATGTGATGATAGGTTTTGCTAAGTATTTTTTCGTCTGTGGTTTACCTGCTTTTGTGTATCCTGTAATTAATTCAATTGATGGTCTCGCCATAATAGATTCCTACTTTCGTTTTTATTTTTGCGCAAAAATAAAAGAGGGGATTACCCCCCTCTTGAATTAGATAGATTGTAATTCATCTTGTACTTCGATGCTGATCGTGTCGCTTTGTTCGCCAGATGTAGCTGTAACCACACCGTTACCTACTGCATTAGCTGTAACTAAACCGCCACCGTTAACACTGATATACTCATCGCCTTCAGTAACACGATAAGTCACTGGTTTACCTTGCGGGTCAGTAGTCGCTGACAACTGTTCTGTCATACCTTTTTTGATTACCGTAGAATCTTTGGAAAGCGTTACACTTTTAACGCTCTCCTCAAATTTCTTTCCCGGCATTTCTTTTGTAACCTCGTCAATCATTAAGTTTCCATTAACGTCTTCCATAAACTCGTCATAGCTTTTACCGAATGTTTCCATAAAAACGTATTCGCGTCCTTGTGTTACACCTTTTTTGTCGAATCCTGTAACGTGTGAAGATTCGTCGAATAAACGATCAACAAATGAACCTTCAACCTCGTCGTTTTGGAATTCGATTTTATCTTGTTTTGTTTGACCGCCAATATCTGGGCGTGTGAATTTACCTTTAAAAATACCAACCCATTCAGATGACCCATCGTGGTTAGTACGTTCAAACACAACTGCTACATCTGGTGGAATGTCTTTCGCACCGTATTTAAAACCGCCTTTTCCTTTTTTAGCGCCAGATAAAAATGCTTTTTGTTCTGCAGGAATAGAAACGAAAGTTGTTTTTACTGACAATTTACCGTTAGACACTGCTGTTGCAGCAACGATGTTATCGCCATATTCTTCTTCTGTTTCTTGCGGTCTGTCTACAGAGATTTCTTTCAAGAATCGTGTGCGGTGTCCGCTTTTTACTTTCCATTCTTTATCAGTATCAGTTTCGATTGGCGCCCAGTAAAAGTTAGTTACACCAATAGCGATACCAGATACGCCAGTTGATTCTGCAAAATGTTGCAAGTTTAATTTTAATTTTTCCATTAATCTTCCTCCTAAATAAACAGAGAACCGTTTGCACGAATAATTTCTCTAAAAGTTAGAGTTTCAATTTCGTATAAAGGTTCTCTGTAATAGACTTTTAAATTTAATTTTTTTAATTCTGTTACTATACTTTCTGATTGCTGTTCTGGTTCATTTTCGGACCACCAAACATCAACTTGATAGTCGTACTCACGTGTCATTTCTTCATTATCCGCATAATCGTTCGGATTATATGGCAATGGGGTAATTCTTACGATTGGTTGATTTGTATGTGTGTGGAAGTTTTCAGGAACAACGTATTTAAAAATGTTATCTTCCACAGTAATACTTGGGTTGCTTACGATTGCATCATATATTTTATCGGTTACATTCATTTTAATGACCTCTTCATCGCAGTTAGCATTGCACTATACACTAACTGCCTATTACTTTTTTCAGTTTTGGTAATCCACAATTGCGGTCTTTGATACATTGTTCCGAATTCTGTTGCATGTATACGGTGTGCATAACCTTTTGTATATCCAATGTCTACGTATTTTTCTCCCGAACCTCTGTCAGTTTTTACATTAGATACAGCAATATGGTCGCGTGCATGACCTCGTCTATCACTTTTTGGCGTGTTTTTTACGAGTATTGGTATTAATGCACGCGCGCCTGCTTTCAGAATTCGATTTTGATTTGCACTAAACTCAACCTTTTTACGTAACAAACCTTCTTCAACGTTATTCTTTTCAATTTTCGCAGGCATTATAGCACCACCTCACAATAAACACGTAAGTAAGATTTGTCTTGGTAATCCTTTTTAACGTATTTTATCGGGTATTTTTCGCCGTCGTGAATAATATAGTGCTTATTATTCGGCTGATAATCGCCACGTGGATCACGTATAATTACTGTTTTTATAAATTGTGTGCCTGTCGTTAAACTTGTTTGTGTATCGGACTCTTTAGAATCTTGAATACAAGCAAAACAACTGTACAACTCTTTTGTAATAGGTCGTTGAGGCAGTCCTCTAATCGATTGGCTGACATCTTCACAAAACGTTACGCGCTCATTTAATCTGTTCGGATTGAACCGCATAGGCGTCCCTCAATTTATGCACAGCACTTAAAACCATATGCGGTGCATAGTTAAGATTACGTTCTGTGTAAGCAAGGCGATTTTCAAAGTAATATGCAGTGAGTGGAAAAACCGCTGCTCTATACAATGTCTGTTCCTCGAGCCAATCTAAATCATCAGTAACCGCGTCTGCAATGTCTTGTTTTGCCCAATCGTAATACATTAACAACAAATCATCTTCGTAAGAATGGTCGATTTTACAATGTTTTTTTAACAACTCTAAATCACTCACTGCAACCACCTACTTATTATCAATACGTTCTAAAATACCGTTTTTAGGCTTTAGATTCTCGTTCACTTCTTTTGCGCGTTTAACCGTCATTTCGACCTCGTCGTTAACGTTTAAAACACGAGAGAGTGCTTTATCCTTGTAGCTAGTCAATACTTTGTATTTAGCCATTACTTAGCCCCTCCTTAGATTGATTGAAGTTCTTCTGTTTCAGGTTTAGGGTCTTTGTAGTCGATAACGATTGCTGCTTTGTAATCTAAGATACGTACATCTTGTCGAACAGCAACCATTAAACATTCACCAAAGTGCATGTAATCAGTCCATGATGCTTGATATTGTGAACGGTCAAATAAAACTAAAGCGTCTTTTAAGTTGCCAAAGATAAGCTTTTCATTACCCTTATCACCTAACATTTCATCAGGCAAAATTTCGATTTTTGCACCTAATAAGCGCTGTTGTGATTTCTCTTTTACATCAGGTTGAATTAAGTAGTTGCCATTTTTGTCTTTCATTTTGTCTAATTTAGCGAACATTGTTTGTGATACGATTGCAACGTTATGCTCGTAATTCGGCTTGATGTGTAAATTCACGGCATCTTTTAATCCATCGATACCTGTAGCTGGGATTGTTTCTAATTTAGTTTGTCCGCCTTTTTCTCCCGGCCCACCTTTTTGGATTACATCGATAATCGCTTTGTTACGTGTTGCTGCGATTGTACGTGCTAACCACAATTTCAATTCTTGTAAAACGTTGATTTTGCTATCTTCAATTGCTTCACGTGAGATACGGAAGTAACCACGACGCGTTTTAATGTCGTACGCTAATTCAAAGAAAGGTTTTACAGCAAGTTCAGGGTTTTCTGCTAACTCTTCAACTTCAGGCAACGCTGCAACTTCTGACTGACGTACAACTGGGTATTTACCAGAGCCGTTGTTAACTTTTTTGATAGTTACGTATTTATCTAAGTTAAACTCAACTTCTTTTAATTTTAAGATGTCTGTAACGATTTCTTCAGGAATCACAACAAAGCCAGAATCAGTTTTAAGTGATCCACCTTTAATATCTTGGTCGCGTGATTCAAGGTAAGCAGTAAAATCACGTACCTCTTGCGACGTTACTTTAGTTTCAGGAATCACACCTAAATCAAAAGCATTAAAGTTTTGTGAGCGAGTAGAACGTTCGTCAACAGTCGGTTCTGCATCAGCCCCTGCGTTACCTTCCTCATCTTTTAATTTAGCAAGTTCATCTTCTTTTGCTTTTAATTCAGTGCGTAAATCTTGAATTTCTTTCTCCAATTGTTCTGCTTTTTCTAATTCATCATTATCAAGTGCGCGTGTTGCAAATTTAACTTTTAAATCAATTTGACGCTTGGTATCTTCAATTTTTCCAAGCAAAATTTTAATTTTGTCCATTTATTTTCCTCCTAAATTTTTGCATAAAAAATAGACGTCGCATTATATGCACGTCTTGTGGTTGTATTTTTTATGGTGTTCAACTTCACCGAGTTTTTAATTTTTCAATTCTTTGTCTGATTTCGTTTTTGAGTTTTTCATGTTTAAAATTCTCGATACTTCTTAACGCCGGTTTTACATCAGTATCTTTGTAAGCAGGATAAGTTACTACTGACACATCTGTAAGTTCTCGAATTGCCTTTAGTGTACGTTTGTAAATGCCTTCTTTTTCATCAAAGCGCATATCATCGCCTTTCTCATCAAGCATAAAGCCGAATGAGCATTGATTAATATTACCTACGCGCATGTTCTCATAAAGGTCGCGTGCGAATGTTGTGTTAGGCAATTGGCAACGATATTTTAATCCTATGTTATCCACAGTTAAATCAAGTGTGCCTGCTGTTGTACGACCAATAATTTGAGAAGGTAAGTGGTCAACTAAGCAACGTACATCTGATAAATCAGTATTTTGTAACGCTTCTTTTGAAATAGTTTCTTTAAAGCCACCTAAATTTTCGGACCAAGTGTCAAATTTTAAAGCATAACCCTCGATAAACATGTCGTTATCATCGTTAGATCGAACTTCAGTAATGTTACCTGCTCTCGTCTCCTTTTCCATCTTCATCACCACCTTTCAGTTTGTTGTCTGTGCCTCGTGATTTATTCATCTGATAGTCATCAACCATTTCAATGTTGACGTGATTCAAATCAACACGGTGGATACTGCCATAACCGCCTGGAACGGGTGGTAATCCATCGCGTTTGCGGACTTCATCAATATTTGTTTTACCGCTGTCGAGGTTGATTTTGTCGATTTCTGCTTGCGTTTTCTCATCAACCACACGTATTTCAGTAGTATCGAACTTAAACTCGCGTGCTACATCGGTTCTTTCATCGTTAAATTTGAAATTCAACTCTGCACATACACATGTGGTGTAAGGCTTTAAAGTCGATAAGTAATCAAGATTTGCGTCTGTAATACTCATATTCGTTGTTTCAATACCGAATTTATGAAGTGGTATACCAAAAACTCCTGCAATCTCACGCGTAGACGATTTATTTTCACGGATTAGTTTCAAAACTTCGGTATCTACTTCCAATTGGTCAAACGTCATCGACTCATCTAACACAACAACCTTACCTGCTTGCTTTGTACCACTAAACGCTTTGTGGAATTCTGTTCTCGCTCTCTCGCGTGCCTTTTTATCATTAAGCACACCTTTCATCTTAAGTATCCCGCCTGCGTGTGTACCGTTTCTTAAAAAGTTGTTTAGAAAGTCTTTACCGTTGTTGTCTGAATCAATGGTCTTGCTCAATGTATCAAGTAACGACAATCCGTTAATACCATCTAGCGAGTAGAATTTAATATCAAGCATATCTTCGAATTTGATTTTGCGTGATGTCGATTTACCGTTATCATCTATTTTTTTAAATTCATAAAAATAACGACCAGATGGACTCAATTTCAACTCGATTTCAGATGTCTTACGAAACGCAAGATTAACAGGATTACCTTTGTTATCTCTCGATATTTCGACATAACCATGCGATGTGAGTAGAGAGTTAGCAAACACGACTAACTTAAAAATATAGCCGTTATAAAAAGGGTTAGGGCGTATATTCAAAAGTTTTGTGATTTTGTTATTAAAATCGATTTCGCCGTTATTTGTTAACCGAATCGGCATACGTGCTAAGTCGGATGCAATCATCATGACAGCCGTAAAAATATCACTGTGTTTAATGGCCTCCACATCTGCATACTTTCTCAATGGTTGACCTTGAAAGCCTGGTAAAGTTTGTACCATCATTTGTAAATCATCTTCGTTATACTGTAAATCACGTTTTTCATTTCTGTAAAAAATTCCCAATTAGGCTACCTCCTTTCTTGTGATTCACGGTCAATAATCAGCGCGATTAAAATTAGGAAAGCGCCTGTAACAATCAAACCGATCACAGTGCCATAACCTGTATAAACTGCAATATTAACCGTAATTAATCCCAATAAAAAAAGGATACTAACAATATTAGTAACCAATAAGCTTAAAAAACTATACAATTTATTGAAATTCATGCTTACACCTCCTAAAAACCGAATTCATCGCTCGCATAAATCGATTCCCAATCTTTTTGAAACTCGTGCATGCGCGCTTCTGAAAAGGCAGTAACGATTGAAATGATTGGGTCAATCTTCTGTCTGTTTTGTTTTTTATCGATTTTAACGTTATCCTCGCCATCGTAAATCAACATCGCGTTATTGACAGCAATCGTGAGTAGATCATTACCAAAATGTTTAATCTTTTTTTCAGCGACCCACATTCTAAACTGTTTGATAGGTTGCGATAAACTCCTGAAATTTTGACCTACTTCAATCAAAGGCCAATCCAACATCATTGTTTCAATTGTTGTAACAAAAGATTGCGCGTTCCACGGGTCATAACACACCGCTAATACGTTTAGGTCATACTCTTCCACAATTTCTAAAATATAATCAATGACACGCTTGTAATTAATCATGCCACTTTCTGATGTGGTGACCTCCGCCTCTCCTTTTTGAACAAGGTATTCGTAATTTATCTTATCGCGTTTAGTCTTTTGTTCTAAATCAGTTCTTAATCCTATGAACGAATGACTATCGATTAAAACATCTTCGTTTTCAGTTGGAAAAATAAAACCGACCGAAGTCAAGTCATCTAAGCGTGATAAATCGACACCAATATATACATCGCGACCGTAGATATTGTAATCATTACGGTTAACCTCAATAGATTCCCATTCCTTAATGTTAATCAAACTATCTTCTTTATTTGCCTGCCATAAGTTAAAGTTTTTAATCAAAATCTTATGAAACGACGTACCTTTTTCTAACTCGTCTTGAATGTCCGATTTAATATTACGTAGTATTGTATCTCTATGTTCATCAGATTCTAGCAACGGCATCGCTTTAACCCACATTGATTCATCGTTAACCTCTTCTTCCGAGTCCATTTCGGCACAATATACAAAATAATTATCGGCTTTAACTTCGCCCGACAGTATTTTAGTAATGTATTTATACTCTTGATACATCTGACTGTTGAGATTGTCGCCTGCTGTTGAAATTAAGAGAGTGAGAGGATTCTTTTGCAAGGTCATACCTGTTTTGAAACGTGAATACATCTCATCGTCCGGCATACTCGCAAGCTCATCTAAAATTGCAACAGTTGGGTCTTTACCATCCACAGCGTCAGGATTGTTTGATAACGGTTCAAACACGCTTGTTGAATCAATATGTGCTAGATCTGTTTTACGAACGTCTGTCGATTTACGAATGTAATCACTTTTTGAACGTAGCAATTTGATTTGTTGACTTGCCATCTTAAATATCGTTTGTGCTTGTTTGTATGTGGATGACGACACATATATTTGTCGATTAAACTTAGGATATTGGCCAAAAAGTAATTCGTTTAGTGAAATACCACTTACAGTAAGTGACTTACCTTGCTTACGCGCCATACTTACATAGCATTTAGTAAATCGTCTGTATCCACCATTACGACGCCAACCATAAATACTACCTACAATAAATTTTTGGAATAGCATTAACGGCATCGGTTCGTTCGTTTTAGGGTCTGGTAACATTTCAATAAACTTTATTGCCTTATTTGCCTGTTTAACATCCCAGTAGCAATCTTCTGGCGGGTTCTGCAAATCTTTTAAATGTCGTTTAGCGACACCTATATTCTTTTTACTCGCTAGAATATCGCCACTTACGACCTTTTGAGCGTAGAGTGTTGTGTAATCAATCATTAGTCATCACTCACAAACTCTTTAAATGGGTCGTCATCCTCTTTATCTTCTGGTACAACGATACGCAAACGACTATCAATCGTTAATCCTAATGTGTTTGCTGCTTGTTGCATTCGGGTACCTGCTTTTTCTTTTGCGGTAAATGCAGGATTGACCTTTGGACCTTTGTCCGTTTCGATAACCACACCACCTGTTCTAGCGATTAACTCGCTTGCCTGCACAAAATCACTGTAAAAACTACAATATTGTGCAAGTTGCGCTTGATCTAAATTAGAAATAGGCAATTCCTGCATATAAGGTATCACTCGTCGATACTCTTCCTTTGCAATATCGTCTAAAAAGTCGGGCGGTTCGCTATCAATCTTCGAAAATTTGTTTAATTCAGCCTCTTGACGTTCTTTTTCTATAATTTCTTCTTTGGTGTTGTTTCTAGTTGAATTGTTAAGCAGTTTTTTAGGTCTACCGGCCATAAATTAGCACCTCCTACTAAAAATTAAATAATATTGGGAAATCTTTGAGAAGAAAACTCTGCGCCGTTCTCTAGCCTCGTCCTGAGCCACCCCGTGCTTTGATGTGGGGGGCTTCTTTCTTCGTTTTGATATTGTGGCATTCGTGGCAAAGCGGTTGCAAATTATTTTTGTCTAATCGTTTTGACCAATCTACTTTTGTCGGGATAATATGGTCGACGACATTTGCTTGTCGACCACATGATTTACAAATATAATCATTTTCCATCAACACAATTTCCCTCAAATTCTGCCACTGTTTTGATTTATAGAACCTTAGGTATTCTGGGTCATTCCTTTGCCTTACATCGTTGTATTTAGCGTTTGTGTACGTCTTATGCTTATCACAATAGCTTTCGTTAAAACTAATAAGTTTATTGCAAGTTGGGTGATTACACCGTCGCATTACTGGCATAAGCTCACATCATTTATATCAATCACCATATCTCTTGTTTGATTAGCCACAAGTAATTGATTACCAATCACATCATGCACAATGTATTTATCTTTCCGATAGATAATCGTATCGCCTTTGTTAATTATCTTATGCAAGTTAGGTTGATAGGAATTAGCATTGATACCAGCAACAGTATCAAGTGTAATGTTGTTGAGTGTAGCAATAGATGTAATATGTTCTAATGCATCGCCAAGCAATACAGTTAATGTATCGATGTCATTGTTATGTGTGAGTTGTCCTACCACATTCATAAGTGATAGTAGATGTGTCTGCTGATCAGTTGGTTGCTTTAATGATTGATACTTATTTAATTCCATTGTCTACCTCCTTGCATAATAAAAAGGTACTGCGGTTAACAGTACCTAGTGATTTTGTTTTGGGTATTTTATTTGAGTTGTACACTCATATCAACCACACGTGTGTGATTCATATCAATATACAAAGCGCTTAGGCTAAGGGGGTAACCTAAACGCTCTATAATATAGTACCTGATAATATCATAATATCATTAAATAATACGCTCTATGCACACGCTATGCACACACCATTATTTCATTCCTACCTCAAGTGCTACGGCTTTAACAAAGTTCTTCCGAATCTTGCCTGCAGTGTTACGATGCATGTGGCACTCATCAGCAATGTGTTCCATCTTCATATCTTTGTGCGACCAGTACTTAAGTTGTATAACCTTCTTATGTTCGACAGGTAGTTTGCTATACGTACGTTCGATTGCTTGAACCATTTCTTCTTGGTTGCGCAGCATCTTATTTGTCATTAACCGTGTTGCCATAATCTCTGTTGTTCTTGCAGGTTCACCTGACTGAAGCGGACCATAGATGATATTATTATCGACGGGTTGAGTTGGATTAAGTATCTCTAATCTTAATCGTTGTATGTCTTTTTTTGTATTATCAAGATTGTATATTTCTGATTCTATATATCTGAAAGTACCAGGTTTAATATCAGTCATGTTTCCCTCCATTATTTATATCTTTCAATAAAACGTTCAAACTCTTTAGCATCAACATCGTCTTTAAACTTAAAGCTTAAATAGATATTGGTATACTTTAGGGCCTCGTTCTCTTTACGTAACAGACTATTGTCTGCCAATAGTATTAATACTATTAATCCAAGTATTACCGATATGATAATCCACATTATTCGTTCACCCCTGCACGCTTCTCAAATTTTTCTAGCGCATCTTTACTATCATCAACTTCAACACTTTCAATTACAGATGTTTTTAGAAAATTTCTATATCCATTAATGTCAATAACTTTAATAAATTTTTCATTATTCAAATCTTCCAATACAATAGATTCGTACCGCGTGTTATAAAAAGCATAATATGTTTTGTTATTTACTGTTGTTATAGTTAAAAACATCACTCGCTCACCTCCGCTTTAATGCCATTCAAATGTGCGTGATCATATTCTGCGAAAGTCATGTCTATATCATCAACTGACATCAGCGTAATAAGCACTTGTTCTGTTACATACTTACCTAACTCGTATAGTGCCAATGTGATTAATAAGTTGATTGTTCGTTTAATCATTTATTCGTCTCCTCTAAATTTATTTTGAAAACCTCTGAATCCTTTTAAAACCAACCGTAAACTATTAAATAAAACTTGCTGTTTGTACGTCCATAACGCTTCCTCTTTACTTTCTGCTTCCACAACTGTAAACGTTTGATTGTATCTAGCCTTAGTCACTTCTGTAAACGTTTGTCCCGTGCTATCTGTAAATGTAGTAATTAAATACTGCGTCACTTCTCTAGTATCTCTTTATTTTTTATAAATGTTTGTTTAACAAATTTAAAAACATTTTTCACAAACAATCGAATTCGCAAGTATACGTAGAATAGATAGATTGGATTAACGTAGTATATTTTAAATTGCTTCACTTCCCCAACACCTCTTTCACTTTAGTTAGTATGTCTTTAGAATCCGCTTGAGCCGAACCCTTTTTCTCCTCTTTCTGACTCACTGTCGAACTCCTCCACTTGCTCTAACTCTGGTGTAATGATAGGGACAATAACTAACTGTGCAAGTTTGTCGCCTTTGTTGATTTGATACACTGGGAAATCTTTATATAAATCACTCTCAATTATTCTCCCATCTACGCCATGAACTCCACTGTACAATCTATCTGCATGGTCGAATAAATCATCATATGGGTCTTCATAGACATAGTCATTCTTAATATTAATCTGCATGTTTCCTGTGAACCCTGCGTCAATCTTGCCTGTTTCAATCACTAAATGTGTCTTACTACTCACACCACTACGGCTAGTCAATAACCCAACATACCCTTTAGGAATGTTGACCGCTATGTCAGTAGCAATCAGCGCTTTCTCCTGTGGTTCCAGCACCACTGTTTCAGCCGAGTATATATCAAACCCGGCATCTGTATCGTGGTTACGCGTTGGCATTGTTGCGTTATCTGATAATAATTTGATTTGTAATGTATTAGTCATTGTTTGTGTCCTCCATAATTTGATTAGTTTTAGCTAAAAGGCGGCCTATATCAATTTCAGATAATCCTATAGCTCTAGCAGCATCGATTAACGCACCGTCTTGTTTAGGTACTGTATCATGCTGTGCTTTGAGCGTTACGTTTGCCAAATATAGTTGTCTAAATGCGTAAATTGCTACTCTAATTATTCCAGCTTTTAATAATAGTTTTAGTGTTTTCATTTCACTCGTCCTCCTCATTCTCTATAATCGTCATAAATCTCTAAAATAGGTAAGTTATATTCTTTGTTGTGGAAAACAATCACATCATCTTGCTTACTTAGTTCGACCAAGTCATTCAGACTATCAACATCTATGCACCATGCTCCTTTAATAAACGTTCTCTCTATATTGCCATCCTTATTTACTTTATGATTTGACCCCTTATCGGTAAACGCTTCATCAAATTTTATGTCATAATGTTTAAACGAGGGTAAAGTTCTAATGTCTCTATACTCAACTTGCTTTTTGTATGCACTTTCTAAAGGTTTATCCTCTGACCACAAACTTGTTCGCCGTACGATAAATTCCATTTACTCGCCCTCCTCTAGATCCATTTGTATTTTTTCTAACAGAAATAAACATTCATACAGATTTTTGTTTTTCAACGCTTGCTCAATTTCAGTCGAGTATAGACGGTTATACTTATTCTGTTCAGATACTAAATCTCCATCTAATATTCTGTTCAACTCGTTTTCCAATAAGTTTTGAGCACCGTCGCCTGAATAAGCTCTTTCAGCCGTAATATAAGAGTTAACCATACTAACCACCTCATCTAACTTACGCTGCAACTTATCACGTTGGTTACGTAAGTCAGCCACATCTGTGATGAGTGAGTCACGTTCTGATTTATAATCTGTCATTCCACCATCTCCCCGTCTTTCCAAATTAATGTCAAAGATGCATCATCATCGAGCATGTAGAATGCATGGGTTGTAATGCCCGCAAGCTCATTATCGTCTAAGGCTTCTTTTATACTGCATTTACGTCTTAAACCTGAACTGAGTGAACCATCAACATATTCACAGACCTCCATTATCATAGGAATCACAGTTTCCTCCGTGATTTCTTCTTCAACCTCAACTGTGAAAAGTTCATCAAGCCCTACTAAACTGTATGTTTTAAAAAAACCACTAGATGTAAATTCCACTCTCCCACTTTTACTTGCAACAAAAGCTTTGCTCTTAATGCCGTTCTCCCACGCCCACTCAATTAACTGTGGTAAGTTCATTTCTTTTTTAGTTTTAATTTTCATCATCGTTCCTCCTCTAAAATTTCAATTACTCTTTCAGGTGTTAAATAGCCTTGTACGTCTTCAACAGCTTCGTCTGTGATAACTGCCATTTCATACAACCCTTCTTTGCTTCCATACGATGCCCAATGTCTAACCACACTTAGCTTTTTACCTGTAACTGTCTTGAAGATATATTGAACGCCATCAAACAACGGTTTATGTTCAATTAGTTCATCACGATCTAAAAACGCTTGTTCTAAATTAGCACTCATACAGCACCCCTCCTCAATAATCAAATATCGTCTTTTGCGTACCCAGCTCTTGCTCAAGGAACAAGTTATGCGTCGCTTTAAAACGCATTAATTCAGCCTCGCTCATATCCCACATTTGACCGGCAAAGATAGTGTTTGCCACACCTGCAACGTTGTATCTGTCCTTAATTGGTACAACACTGATAACTTTGCGACCGTCTTGGTCGAATAAGTTATACTTGTCGAAAATGCTCATAGCATACACTCCTTATTCCGTTTTTTATCGCGTGGATCAACCAACATTGCTACACGATTGTGATTTACACCAACCACAAAACCTTTTACACCACGCTTGTGCAACTCCTTTTGTAACTGCGTTGGCGACTTGCCAGCCGTATTAATGCGGTAGCGTTGTTTTACCGTATCGCTTAAATCTCTCACAACCATCACGCCAACCCCAGTTCCTGTTTAATTTCTGCAATGCTCACTTTAATACCTACCATGCGTTGACTGTGACCCTTTCTGCTAAACACTTTAGCCTCTTCCACTTGCGTTGATGGATTTACAATTCGTTTGAATGTCGATGGTGACATATTCAACTTTTCTAATATCTCTTTTCTTGTCCCACCGCACACAACATCATCGCCTTTATAAATCACATATTCATACACTGCAGCACCCATCAGTAAACGACCTCCCAATCGTCATCATCATTAATGTTGTAATACCAACCGTTCTCTAACTCAATCTGCGCCATTTCGTCTCCTTTAAAGTTGTAATAAAGTTCTGTCACTACACCTTCCCACGGCACAGATTGGTCATAGTCTGTGTAAAACGCGACACGATCATCAATCTCCAAATCTTTAACTTTCATGTCGTTTCCTCCTCATATATGGTTTAGTATTTACAATTTCATCAATCGCCCAATATCTTTTATATCTGCTCAACGCAATGCTAGGTGTGATACCTTTGTGTATCATTTTTGATTTTTGTGACCTAGTAAATCCTATAAATTTGAGGTCTTTCCAAGTTACATCATTCACTCCACAACACCTGGCTTTTCAAATATTTATAGAAGTCGCTCGGTTCTACTGACTGCGGGTATTTAACTAAATGCGACTTGTCTTTACGACTATTTTTATAATCTCTATACGCACGATCAGTTTTTAATTTATCGAAACTATCTTGTGTTGATTCTGTTACTTTATCGCCATTACGTCCTAACGCAATCGTGTACATTCTCATTCCTCCTCGATAATTTTGAGTGCATCTTCCACACTGTATGCAACGCCTGCAATCGCTCCATTACGTTTAACCACATCAATAAAGTGTTTCTGCACGTCTCTAACGCGTCCTCCCGGTTTCTTGACTTCAATAAAAAATATCTTTCCGTCAGGTCTAAAACCGAATAAGTCACAAAAACCCGGAGGTAAACCAGTATCAAAAATTCGACCATCTGCAGTTCTAACTTTTCCAACGTTTGCTCTAAAAATCATATTGTCTTTAGAGACAGCAATTCTTATTAAGTTCTGTAAGTCTTGTTCTGTCATTTGTATCCTCCAATAAATTTAGGGGATAGTTCAAGGGGATAGTTTAAAAGTATTAAAAACGTTGTCATATCAATGGTTCAAACAATATTTTTATAGTTAGGGGACACTTTCAAAAAATCTTTCTCTCTTATATATATAATTACTATTTATTTTATTTATACTTTTCTATAAACTATCCCTACTATCCCCTAAATAAGAATAAAAGTAGTATAAGTATTGATATGACTGGTTTCATCAAAGGGGAGGGTTTTAAGTAAAACTATCCCCTAACTATCCCTTATGCCTCCCCTAAAAATTCAACTTAAATTTGTTTTGTTCTTGTTTTGCCTCTGTTGTTAAATTGAGTCCGTAATAAAATTTACGACCTTGATATTTTTTTCTTTCAAATTTTTTAATCATCTCTTTACCGAACTTTGTATTATTCATTAGATATTGATGATTTTCTTTCGCCCAACAACTGTACGCGGAATAGAGTTCGGATGAATTTATCTTTTCTAGCGGATTCAATTCGCAACACTCATCTAAAAACATTTCAATAGGGTCCATCTCCGTACGGTATTCTTCTCTCTGCTCTCTGATGATTTTAGGTTCAGCGAGTCCGATTCGTTGCCACTCGAGGTAACCATCGACGCACCATTTTATGATTGCAGGGAGTTCGTTTTTTAATTTCTGTGTAAGATTCTTATCGACTTCGTTTAGTGGTATTTGCTTTTCAAAAGGAATGATGACAAAACGACGCCATATCCCGTCATCAGTGCCACGTACATATGGCTTGTGGTTGGTTGCCAACCATAGTTTTAATTGTGGTGTAAACTCGAATTCGTTCTCGTATAGTCGTCGTGCTGATACTTTGTCGCCACCCGTTAATTGTTTTAATAGTCCCTCATCGAATCGGTCGCCTTCATTCGGTTCCGTAGTAGTAACAAATCGAGCGCCGTCGAGTTTTGCAATTTCAGGCGAAGCATCAGAATTGTTTTTGCCTGCCATAATAGCCTGTGGGCGAATGTTCGTTGCATAATCCCCGAACATTTCATTCATGATATCCAAAAATACCGATTTACCATTACGGCCGTTACCATATAGAACAAAGAGCACCTGTTCAGTGGTAAAACCTGATAACGAGTAACCAATCGCACGTTGTATATAATCAATCAATTCTTGTCTGCCTAAAAAAATGTCATTTAAAAAGTCGAGCCATATTGGACAATCTGCTTTATCCGTATATTCTGAATTACTCATCTTAGTAAAGAATTTATTTTTTTCATGATCGTGTAACACACCTGTGGTTAAATCCATAAAGCCGTTTTGTAAATTAAATAAAGTGAAGTCAGTATCAAAATTGTGATGATGAATCGGCAGTAAATGCTGACATTCTTTCATCATGTTCACTTTTTTACTGTGGTTACGTGAGTCTTTCCAATGTCTGTAACGATATTTCTTCATATCCTCTTCTTCAACATCGTCACTTTTAAAAAGTTTTTCGTCCTTCAATTTATCCACTACTTTATCCACAAGGTGCTTCATCTTACCTGCATCGTCTTTTTTCCAACGCTTGCCGTCGTAATAAAACCACGTATTCGCTGTGTAGTTGTATCTGATATAATCACCGAAGTGATCACGCAAACGTTCTGCATTACCTGTATCATCGTAAGAGTAACGTTTATCCTTTTTAGCAGGTTTAACATCTTGGTCCATAACGTAAATCTGAAAATCGTTATCTGTTGAGACTTCTGGAATAAATTCATTGTGACAACCATCAATAGCTTTTGAGATAGTTTGATTGCCATAAGTGTCATCGCCATGTTGTTCGTCCCATTTGTCTCTGTATAAAACCGATTTCCTAAAAATCGAGTCCATTTTCTGTGGATCACGTGCAGTCCAAAATGCTAAATCATTACAAAACGCAAGGTCTGCTTCTGATTGGGAGTTGTAGAATTGCGACCAATCTCCCTCATACAATGTGGTAAAACGTAATCCGTTCTTTGATTTTTTAGCAATTTCTATTATCTTCTCTTCCGACAAATCGTTGCCGAAACCTTTGCTGGTATTAATAACTTTCTTTTCAGTGTCAGGTTTTAAAATGTATTTGCCATGAAGGTAAGACAGTTTATTCATCTCATCATCGTTTATACGGTTGTAACCACCGATGTGTTTGCCTGTCATAGTAAAGAAACGTCCACGGTTATATATTTCAACGTTTCCACGTCTACGTCCTTTGTCAGGGAGTTCTCCTTTTATAATGAGGTGTATGCCATTGCCAGACGGACTTATTTCCGCATACGTTTCTAAAACTTCTATAAACTCACTCACGATATTTTCCGACTCATCGTTTTCTAAATATTCAGTAATTTCTTTACCGACACCATCTAGGTCGACACCGATATATGGTTCTTTGAAGAAAAAACCAATGCCATCATAATTAACTGAAAGACTTGCAGCATTAGCAAATGAAACCCACGTACTCTCATCGTTTGACTTTGCCATTTGATTGGTAAGAGGGTTATAAGGGCGTTTTGTTTTACGCCCGTTTGTACCCTGCTCAATCTTGAAGCAACACCAACGATCTAACTCTTTCAATTCGTAAGGTATATTGTCGTACATAATAACCCTCCTTGTTTTTATTTACGAATTAAAATGGTAAGTCGTCATCAGTAATATCAATTGGACCATTAGCACTAGCAAACGGATTGCTATTATCTTCAGTTTTGAATTGATGCGTCATTTCAGGCAATGCTGTTTTATCCCAACGCTTAACGTTTAGATTCTCATAAGTTTTACCGTTGTATTCTGATGTTTCATTTTTAACTGTCACTTTAACTGGCTTACCTAAGTAATCATTGAATAATTCTTCGATTGATGAATATGCCTTACCTTGTTGTAATTGAGCAGCTGCACCAATAGTGTTAAAGAATCGCATGTCGTATTTACCAGTTGCTTTTGCTTTCCAAATTTTATGGAAAATAACGTTGTTTTTGTATTTTTGATTCACATCATTTCTGATTGTTAATCGCATATCAACGTGTTCAGCTCCGCCAGGCGTCACGTTCTCCTCACATTTTGTAATTACCGTTTCGTAAGTACCGTCTTGAATTTCGCCGTCAAAAGTATCTTCCATGTTTAAAGTAAAGTTTGTCATTTTTGATTTCCTCCGATTTTTATATTAAGCCTAAATGTTTCCCTTGATAGTACGCCCAACCTCTCTTGTATCCTAAGTCGTTAGCGAGTTGGTATAACTCTTTCATACTCTTGCAATCTTTAGGTTCTTTAAAATTTAATTTGATAAATGTTTCTTCTGTAATTTCTTCGAGGTCAGTTTCTGTGTCGTGCTGTAATTCTTGTTCTTCTGCTTGCCACTCATGACCACAATATGGACATGTAGAATGTGTGGAAGCTACCACACTAAAACATTCGGGACATTGCTTTGCTGATATAGTGTTTTCTTCACGTTTCTTTTTATCAACGCCTTTAAAATGCTCGTGCCAATCATGCTCGGTCGTTGGTAAACCATGTGTAAGATAATTGCCCACATGATCTATGATGATTGCTGTCTTGTTCTCTTGATATCTCATAGCACGCATAGTCTGCTGAATGAATAATGTAAGTGATTTTGTAGGTCGTAACAGTATGACGCAGCGGCAATCCGGTACGTCCACACCCTCTCCGTACAGTTCAGCATTGACGAGTATGTTCACTTCGTTACTTCTGAATTTTGCCATTGCTTCATCTCGTTCAGCTTTAGGTGTTTTACCATCGACTTGCAATGCTTTATAACCTGATTCATTAAATTTGTCAGCAACCTGCTTACTCGATTCAACATTGTGTGTGTAAATAATGGTTTTCTTACCGTCAGCAAACTTTTTGTAATTTTCTACCGCATCACCGTAAATTGTGGTTTTCATCGCATTTGTAATTGAGTCAGCACGATAGTCACCTGTGCTTGCTGTTTTTAATTGATTAGCGTCGAGTAGATTCACCGAATAATATTTAAATGGTGCTAATCGTTTGTTGTCGATTAACCATTTAACTGTTTTACCAGGTATTAAATCAGTGAACACGTCTGTAAAACCTCTGCCGTTTAATCTGCATGGTGTTGCACTAAAACCGAACACATAAGCATTAGGGAACGCTTCAAATATATCGAGATACGTTTTTGCTAATGAGTGATGCGCTTCATCTACTAAAATGATTGACGGTTCAGGCTCTGCACCACGTTTGACACGATTTTTTATGGTTTGAACCATTCCGACATGACATAGATCCATATCAACGTTATTTAAGCGAAACGTATTTTTGATTTGATTTACTAACTCTATTCTGTGTACGCAAAATAACACTCTATTGTCTTTGTCTGTGGCACGTCTAGCAACTTCTGACATAGTGACAGATTTACCGCTACCTGCTATGCAGGCGACTGTACCATGATTCTTTGATTACCATTTGCGATTGATTGATAAATACCATTGATCAATTCGATTTGATAATCTCTTAGCTGGAAGTTAGTCGCCATTATCGACCACCTCCTCGCCAACGTTAAATAACTCATCTTGCAAACAATGTTCTCTACTATCTAGTTGGTTCTTAGCAAAGACATTGTTCGTTGGCATTAGGATAAAACCACGTTTACCTGATTCTTTATTAACGATTAATCGTGCAACAACTTGACAAAGACCTGCGACATTATCACGTATCGTTTTTCGAATGTCTGGCACGGATTGTGTGATTTGTTGACCCGCAGGCGTATAAAAATCGTAATTGGTTTCCCATGCGAGAAATACGAGTCGTTTGCCTAATGATTGTAGAAATCGCAAACTATCAATCATGAAGAAATCAACACGCTGGTAGTGAGACATTTCGGGAACTCTGTTATTTTTTCCTGATCGCCCTAAATCAGCGAGCATGGATCTAAACAGTTCTGACAGATTATCAATCGCGATAGTATCGTAATTGCTTAAAGTCTGTTTATTTTCTGCAATCCACTTCATAAGGTCGCCCCACTCTTGCCATGCTTCGTGTGAGTTAAAATTCAAAATGTCAATGTTCGGATTTCCTTTTAATGGCCGTTCTGACTTATCCACATTCACATATAACGTACGTCCTTGTAGATAATTCAATGTGTGCGTTTTACCACTTCCAGGCTTGCCATAGATGAGGTAAGTTGATTTATCTGTTGTAATATCTTTAGCGCTTGAGATAGTAAAACTCATTTAATCACCAGACTTTCACTGTCGCGTAATTCAGCGCCTGCAACCTCAATACCAGCTTTAATATCTTCTTTGATTTGCTTTTTATTTAATTTAGGTTCTTGTTGTATAAAGTAAGATTTATCGAGCAGTGATTCATTAGTCACATAGACACTAGGCGCATTTTGACGTTTGTAGATATGATTTGTTGGGGTGCGATAGCCTTGCAAATTTCGTTGTTCTAACGTATATCGCAAAATTTCTTTTAGTCTCTCTGATAAATTTTGTTTTTGTTTTTTGAGTCCTTGCAATCGTTTGATTTCTTTATCAATGACATCGATATCACCGTCCACACTGCGTTTTAACCCGATTGTGTTATCGATTTTTTCGTGGAGTTCGGACTCAATTGACTCAAGTGTATCTTCTATGATTTGAGGGTCTACATCTTGATTTGCCATTTCTAAGACTTCGAGATATTTCTCGTTGATTTCAAAAATGTTAGTCATCTAGTAACTCCTCCTCTTCATCGTCATCTTCTAAAACAGATAACAATTTGACTTGTTTTTCTAAATGTTCGTTTTCGTCAATTAAATCATCAACGTCTGCTTTTAAAGCGGAAACTTCTTCCTCCAATTCCGCCACTCTCTCTTTTAATCTAAGCTCTTGCGCCACTAATCTTTTAAATTCGGTATAATGTATTGTCACTAATTCCATAGTTTGTTCCTCCTAAAATTGTGATATAATAAATTTGAATTTAATTTTTCAATTGCTTTGACTGTTACTTGTTGGCGCAAGTTTCAGTCTTTTTTAATGCTTCAATCACATAAGTTGTTCCGTAGTATGTGACGATTTCAGCCGCAGTTACTGTGAACAGAATTGTGGTAAAGTACACGCCTGCAAAGGCAAGTACGGTTGTTAAGATGAATGCGACTGCTGCAGTCATGAACCACGCTAGTAAATTTTTCATTTAATCCCCTCCTTTTCAATGATGTCTTTCAAAGCTCCAGTTTTTAAACCAAGATTGACAATGCGTTGTGTTAACTCATCAATTTGTGATTGTGTCATGGTAATTCCTCCTCTTATTTTTGTTGTGCTATACTTTTCTTATCTCCTTATTAAAGGAGGTGATAAGTATGACTAGTAGATTTGAAGAAATAGTTCAAGAATCAAGTGAATTTGTTCAAAATACATTTTTCTCACAAGAATATTTCGATTCTAGAATGTTAGACGCTCGTGATGAATTTGGTGATGTTGATCTTGAAAAAGTTTTTTCATTAGTTATTGAATTTTGTTCAGGCTATTCCAGTACTGTTCTTGCTGAAACGCTAGAAAGATTAGCCGCTGAAGGTTACCTAAAGTCTGACAATTAGTTTTAAGCCTTCGATTTTATCAACCTCATTCTGCTCACTGCCATGAGTAGTTTGAGGTTTTTTGTTTTCTTCTTGCATTGTTAATCCTCCTTTAACTTCTCAAAATATTTCGTTCTTTTTCGGGAACGTCTGATGTAAAAAAAATATCTAAGTTATTAGTTTCGTATCCTAGAATCTTTGCCATTTTAATAAATTCATTAGCTCCTATATCCACTAATCCATTTTCTCTTTTGGCATACGGTGTTCTAGTTTTCCACCCCATCAAACGAGCCATTTCATCTTGCGTTATTCCACAAGCTATTCTTTCAGCTCTCAATCTTTTTAAATCGAGGACCATTTTTCCACCTCCATTCGTTCTCTTTCGAGAACTGTTTATAACTTAACATGCATTGTTCTCTTTCGTCAACACTTTTATTTGAAAAATAATCATAAAGTTTTTTTCTACTTATATATTGTATTCATTTGGGAACGATGATATAATCTAATTGTTCACAAAAAAGAACAAATATTTTATCCGGGAGATACTTAAAATGAGAAACAATGATGAAATAATCACAATAATCAAAACATCAATGAAAAAACAAAATATGTCACTTAGTGAATTGGCTCGTCGTGTAGGTGTTGCTAAATCTGCTGTATCACGCTATTTAAATTTAACTAGAGAATTTCCTTTGAATCGTGCAGAAGATTTTGCAAAAGCTCTTGGTATCAGTACAGAATATTTACTCGGATTCGAAAAAGGTGAACGCCAAGAAACAATAGCAGCACACTTCGATAAAGAAGATTTGACCGAAGAAGAAATGGAAGAAGTACGTCAATTTATAGAATTTATTAAAAATCGCAAAAAGTAATCAACACATAGAAGGTGATATAAATTGGAGTATGAAAATTTATTAATAGAAAATGACAATATAGATGTTGTTGAAACATCTTTTCTCCCACAATTTCAAAGTGGTTTATATTATGATGGGACAATTTATATTAAAGAAAACATGTGTTCATATAAAAAACATGAAACGCTTGCTGAAGAAATAGCTCATCATAAAATAACTTACGGTAACATCTTAGATCAATCAAACATACTTAATCGTAAATTCGAATTAAAAGCGAGACGCCTTGCGAATGAATCAGTGATTACATTGCAGGGCTTAATAAACGCTTTCAATTATGGTGTGCAAAATATTTATGATTTAGCTACATATTTTGAAGTCACTAAAGATTTTGTACTAGATACCATACAACACTATAAACAAAAATATGGTTTAAGAACTCACTATGGTAAATACATAATAGAGTTTGAGCCATTGATAATATATAAAGATTTATAAAACTGGTTAAGCCGCTTTATGCGTTTAATATAAAATTTTATTAAGAGGTGTACTATATGAAAAGGTTAACGTTTTTATTGTTGGCAAGTTTATTAGTGCTATCAGCATGTGGAGGTAATGAGGAAAAGACACATAAAGATGATAACAAGAAATCTGAAATTAAAAATGACAAAAAGAAAGATAAAGAAAAGACTTCAAATAAAAACACAACTAAGAGTTCTGAAAAGAAAAATACTAATGAGCAAAGCAAACAAAATCAACAAAATTACACGCAAGATAGCCAACAAATACAACAGCAACCTGAACAAACACAACAAGCTATTGAACAAAATAATCAACAACAAAACAATGTCGCTACATTTCAAGAACAGATGGAGGCTAATGCCAAAGTAGCAAAACAACATGGTTATACTGGAATACCAAACGGCGATGTTGGTGGCGTCCCTACATCAGACAAAGCGTATTCTAACGATCAGCTAGACCCTGAAACTGGATTACCAAAAGATGATGCAGTACCTAAAAATACAGAATAATTTTTCGGGTACCTCACCGTACCCTTATTATTTTTTTACTTTTTTGAGGAGGATTACAATGAATGTAGCCATATATTGCCGTGTTAGTTCGCAAGAGCAGGCAAATGAGGGGTATTCAATTCACGAGCAAGAGCGTAAATTAAAATCATTTTGTGAAGTGAATAACTGGAAAAATTATAAAGTTTTTGTGGACGCAGGTGTATCAGGTGGTACGATAAATCGCCCTGCTTTTAATAATCTACTAGCTAATTTAGATAAATTTGATTTAGTGTTAGTTTACAAATTAGATAGATTAACACGATCGGTTAGAGATTTACTATCTTTACTAGAGACTTTTGAAGAGCATGGTGTTTCTTTCAGAAGTGCGACGGAAGTTTTTGATACTACCTCTGCTATCGGTAAACTATTTATCACGATTGTAGGTGCTATGGCAGAATGGGAACGCTCTACAATACGCGAACGTAGTTTATTCGGTAGTCACGCTGCAGTACGTGAGGGTAATTATATTAGGGTAGCTCCTTTTTGTTACGATAATATTGATGGTAAACTTGTTCCAAATGAGCATAAAAAAGTTATTGAATATATTGTTAAAAAATTATTAGAGGGCGTGACAGCAACAGAAATAGCTAGACGCCTTAACAACGCAAACAACTATCCGCCAACTATAAAAAACTGGAGTAAAACAACAGTTATCAGACTTGTGAACAATCCTGTAATGCGTGGACATACCAAGCACGGCGATTTGTTTATAGAAAATACACACGAGCCGATTATTACAGAACATAATTATAAAAGAATTTCAGAACGTTTATCATCACGTGTTAATTATAAAAAGCAAACACACACTTCTGTTTTTAGAGGTGTACTTGAATGCCCACAGTGTGGTCATAAGTTGCATTATTTCAAATCAAAGCTCAAAAATAAAAACAAGACTTATTATAGTGAGGGCTATCGTTGTGATTACTGTCGCACAGATAAAACGGCACGTAATATTGCGATAACTTTTTCTGAAATCGAACGTGAATTTATTGAGTATATGAGTAACATAAGATTGAGTGAAAATTACTGCATCGAAGTAGAACCTAAAAATGAAGTTGTCAAAATAGATATTAATAAAATAATGCGTAAACGGTCTAGATTCCAAGAAGCCTATGGCGATGGATTGATGACAAAAGAAGAATTCAAACAAAAAATGTTTGAAACGCAAAAATTGATTGATGAATACGAGGGAATGGAAAACGAAAAAGATGTGGACGATCACATTACAAAAGAACAAGTACAAGCTATTCAAAATTTGTTTAGACATATTTGGGACAGCCCTAGTGTGTCTCGTGAGGATAAGGAAGAGTTTGTTCGACAGTCAATCAAAAAAATAGACTTCGATTTCATTCCCAAAAGCAAAGTGAATAAAACGCCTAATACGTTAAAAATAAACAATATAGATTTGCATTTTTAA